GATGTACGACCAGGCCGATCCGGTGCAGCTTGAATGGCGCCAGCTCGTGGTCGAGTGGTGGCACGCCCACGGAGAGGCGGCGGTGACGGCCACGCAGCTTGCCGCCCTCTCCGACGAACACGCGCTGCTCTCCTCGGTGCTCGCGGCAGCGGTGACCGCGCGTGCGAAGGCCACCCGGATCGGGCGTGGCCTTCAGCGTCAACGGGGCCGCATCTTCAGCGGCTTGCGGGTGACGAGCAAGCCCGACCCCGTGGCGAACACGACGACGTGGGTTCTGGAGGTGGCGGAAGCCCTCTCGGCGCCGGCGAGGCGGGCTCTGCCCCCAGCTCCGACACCACCAAGGCCTCCCGAGTGGCGCGGCTACGACTGAGACGGTAACGAACCTTCGCCGGTTATTCTCCGCGTCGTCTGTCACCGGTACTACTGAGGCCTAGAAGTCCCGGTAGATTTACGTGGCGTTGGCCGTGGGTGGATTGAGAATCACCGGGACTACGGGACTATGCCGTGCCTGACGCTCGCGTATGTGCGCGCGCGTTGCATGCGCGTGCAAGGTGCGCGTGCGTGCGCATGTGCATAAGTTAGGGGGTCACTTGCGATAAATCCGTCGTAACACCTCGGAATGTTGCCGGATTGCGGCTGTAGTTTGTTCACCGGGACTACACTTTGGAATGTCCCGGTTGCGTTGCGACGGTGCCTGAAATAGTGCAGGTTGAATCGGCTACCGGGACTCCGGGACTATAAACAAACGGTTTTGGGGGCAACGTTCCGGTAGTCCCGGTAGAAGTGCCGGAAGTGCGCCGGTAGTGCAGTCGTACCACTTCCGGCACTTCCGGCGCACCTTCGATCACCGACCCAGTAGACCCCCGGCCGCGCCCGTGGTAGGCTGATTCAGTGACCGAAGCAGAGCGAATCAAGATCACGGACTCGCTGATCCAGTTCGGCGGAACCTTGACGATGGCGCAGGCGGCTACGAAGTTCGGCGTTCCTCGTGGCTCCGTGTGCCGGTGGGCGAAGGAGCGTAACGACGGGAAGGTGGTGCCGATCCGGGTGGTGGAAACGCCGCCGGCCGCTCCCGACTCCTCACCGCGCGCGCGAGACACCGCCCGCGGGCGCGAACTTCGGGCCGGTGAGATGGTCACGGCGATCGGCGAGGACGCCTGCGAGGACATCCGCGAGATCGTCCCGAGTCTCACCCGCGTGATCCGGGACCGGGTACGCGAACTCCGCAACGGGCCGCCAGCCGACACAGACCTCGACACCTACCAGCCCCCCGATCCAGTACACCTGGCCGCCCTCACGCGTTCGCTGGACACGCTGCTCACGCGGGCAGTGGACGTGCTCGCGTTCAGGCGCGCCCACGCCCCGCTCGCCGACACCCCGCCCGACCTCGCCACCCCCGACGGCGAAGCCGCGGTAGCCGCGCAGCTCGCGTCACTCCCGCGGCACTTGTTGGAGCGGGCTCTCCGCCGAGCGTGAGGCGAGCAGCGCGAGCTCGACAAGGAGCCATCGGGGCAGGACCATCGGCCTCCCGGTGAGCCGAGCGAGTTCAACCACGGTCAAGGATTCGGCGTAGCGGCGTGTCATTCCTCCCTTGTCGGGTGCGGCTGGAAGAATCTTTAGGAAATATGGCACCACGGTGTAGACGGCCTGACTATGGCGCCATATACTTTTGGGGCGGGAGGGAACCCGCGAACCTCACCGAGAGACACCATGAACGCATCCCTTCTCACCCCCTACGCCCGCGCCGTCCTCCCCCCGATCCTCGCGGTCGCCATCCCGGTGTTCGCGTGGCTCTGCATCCTGTTGGTGACCGAATGAGCGGCCGATCCGAGTCCACCCCCCGCACCAACGGCGCCCCATCCAAGCGCCCCGGCCCCGCCGTCACCACCGGCCGATCCCCCGGCGCGGGTGGGCGGCGCGTCAACCTGCGGGTGAGCGCCGAGCACTACGCGGCGCTCGAGCGGTTGGGCGAGCCGGCGGCGGTGTTGCATGGGCTGATGGTGGCGGGGCTCGATCTGCGATGAAGCCCGCTCGCAACGCCCCGCCGGCCACGAAGCCGCCGTATGCCAAAACGAAGCAAAACCGGTCACGCGCGCCCATCTCTGCGCAGGTGGCGGCGATGCTGTGTGAGGGGGAGACCACGCTGGGGATCGCCGCTCGCCTGAAAATCGGCCGGGGGAAGGCCCGGTCGATCGTCGAGTCTGACGAGGTGCGCGAGGAGATCGAGCGCATCAACCGCGAGGTGCGACGGGCGGCTCAGCAGCACGGCGTCGTGCTCATCGGTCAGGTGTCGAGGGTGTGGGCCGAGGCGATGACGGCGGAGGCCGGGTGCGCCGAGTGCGGCGCCCATCGCGCCGACCACACGACCCGACTCCGCGCCGCCGACACGGTGGCGGATCGGTTCGGTCTGCCCAAGACCACCATCCAGGAGCTCGCCAGCTCCCTCCCGCTATCCGACAAGAGCGAGGAGGAGCTGGAGCGGCTCGTGCTCGAGGAGGCCGCGAGCATCCTGGAGCGGCGCGGCAGTCACGCCCTGGCCGGGGCCCTCCGGAGCGGTGAGCTGCCCCTGCTCGAAGTGGTGGGCGGGTGACCCTCGACCACCGCCGCTCCCTGCTCAGCGGAGCACGAGCTGCTGACGCCCGACGCCAGCGTCGAGGGTCCGCGCCCCTGGCCTACGCGGCGCTTTGGCACGTCCCGAAGGCGAGGGCGCAGAGTCAGCGGCAGGCGGTGCGCGGCGTGGTCGGGAGCATCGCGTTCGCGCTCCTGGGCGGCAACGGCTCCGGCAAGACGGACGCGGCGACACAGATCGCGGTGGCGGCCATGCTCGGTCGCAACCACCCCAGCGTCCAGGCCTGGCTGCGCACGAACCAGCTCGACCCCGAGACGGTGCCCCCGTACCCTGGGCGCGTGTTGTTCTCGGCGCTCACGAGCAACGACAACCGCAAGGTGCTGCGCGAGAAGGTGCGCCGGTACCTGCCGCCCGGGTGCACCTGGCGCAACGAGCACGGGGACGGCGAGGCGGAGGTGCGCCCGCCGGGAGCGGAAGGAAACGGGGCGGTGATCGTATTCAAGTCGAACGACCAGGGCGCGCGCGCCTACCAGTCCGATGAGTTCGACCTCGTCATCCTCGACGAGGAGCATAACTCCGAGGTGTTCGGCGAGTGCCTAATGCGCATTGGCCGCCGACCGTGGAAGGGCTGCTATATCCTTCTCAGCATGGCCCCGCTGAAGGGCATGACGTGGGTGTACGACGACTTTCAGGGTGAGCCCAAGCCTGGGTATCGGTTCGCCGAAGTGGACGGGCGGGACAACCCGTTTATCGACCAGGTGGGTCGCGCCGTGCGGATGGCGGGGTTCGGGAAGCACGAGCAGGCGGCACGTCAGGGGGGCAAGTTCGTCGCGCTCGAAGGGCGGGTGTACGACGACTTTGCGCGCAGCACCCACCTGGTGCCAGCGGCGGAGGTCCCGAAGGAGTGGCTTCGTTACGCGGCGATTGACTTCGGCACATCCAACCCGTTCTGCTGCGTGCTCGCCGCCCTCGACCCCACCGACAACGTGCTCCACGTGCTCGCCGTGCACTACCAGGCAGGGTGGACCTGGGAGCGCCAGGCGGTGGCGCTGCGGGCGATGTTCGATCGGCACGGGTGGCCGGAGACGACGTGGGCGGACCCCGAGGAGAAGAACGGGCGCATCCAGCTCGGGCAGGCGGGGATCTCGAACATCGCCGCGGTGAAGGACGTGCGCCCCGGGATCAACGCGGTGGCCTCGCGCCTCGCCCGCGACGCGAATGGGAACGTGCACCTGGTCATCCACGCCGAGGAGTCCATGCCGCTCGTTCGTGAGATCGAGGGCTACGTCTGGGCCCCGAGGACGGGGGTACGTGACGCACCAGACATGCCGGTCAAAGCCAACGATCACGCGATGGACGCGGTGCGCTACCTGTGCTTCGGACTCCAGCGAACGGGCGAAGTCGGGGCGTCTTCCGGCTGAGAATGTATTGTCGCACTTGACAACACGATAGACATCGGTAACGCTGACCTCATGTCGTGGGCGGCTCCTTCCTGGCGCGAGTTCTCCGGCGGGGTGCTGAAGGCCCTCGGGTATCGCTGGGACGAACTCAAGCAGCTCCCGACTGGGGTGGCCACGACCTCACCGCAGTCGGCAACGATGCCAGTGTTGGCCTCGATGTCGGCCTACGCCGAGTTCCCGTGGGTGCGCGCGTGCATCAGCGCCATCGCCGAGGACCTCGCCGGGCTCCCGCTGCGGTTGATCCAGGGCGAGGGTCCAAGCGCCAAGGTGATCCACCGGCACCCCGTGCTCGACCTGCTCAAGCAGCCGACCAGCGACCTCGACCGGGTGGCCTGGGAGACGCAGCTCTGGACGTACGCGCTCCCCGTCGGCTGGTGCCCCGTGCTCATGGTGGGGCTCACCACCCCAAGCTCGCTCAAGCTGCTGCACCCCGAGCGGTGCCGCGTCATCAGCGACGAGACCGGCACGCTGGCAGGGATCGAGTTCAACGCCGTCCTCGGCGGGGTCAGGCACTTCGGCGCCGAGTCCGTGGCGCTCCTCCGCTTTCCCTCGTGGCTCAGCGGAGACCGCGAGGCTGTGGGCGAGGGCTTCGTCAGCGCGCTCACCGCAGGCCTCAACAGCGAGCACGCGGCCGCGAAGCACGCGGCGAAGTCGGCGAAGCGAGGGCGCCCCGACGTGGTGATCAGCCCGACCGATGACGGGATGCAGCTCACCAAGGTGCAGCGCGACGAGATCGCCAGCGCCTACCAGACCTTCGCGGAGGACGGAAAGGCGGCGTTCGTCTTGTCCAACAACCTCAAGGCCGAGTTCCAGGGCTACACCCCGCGCGACTTGGAGTTCAAGGAGCAGCGGATGCTCACGCGGGATGAGACGCTCGCGGTGTTCGGGGTGCCGCCCACCCGCGTCGGCCTCCCGACGGCCAACTACGCCACCGCGCAGCAGCAGGACGCCATCTACTGGCAAACCCTCCGCGCGAAGGCCGCCCGGTTGGACCACGTGCTCACCCGGATCGCCCGGCGCTTCGACCCCTCGCTCACGGTGGCGCACGACTTCTCCCAGGTGGCCGCGCTCCAGGAGAGCCGGGATGCGCGACTTCTCCGCGTCACCTCGTGGTGGCTGCTCGGTGCCGACCCCGCCCAGGCCGCGGCCTATGAGGGGTTCCAGGATGCGCCGTTGGTCGTGGCCGTCGAGGACACCGCGGCGGTTGGATCTCCCGCGGCTGGCGGCACCGCGGTCGCCGACACTGCGTTGAACGGCGGCCAGATCGCCAGCCTCCTCGAGATTCTCACCGCGCTCGGAGAAGGCCGGCTCACTATGGACGGCGCGGTTGCGCTCATCATGGTGGCGTTCCCGACCATCACCGAGCAGGAAGCCCGGCGGCTGGCGGCTGGCGTGAAGGAGACCCCGCCGCCCACCGCGGATCCGGTCAGCAACCCGGGCGCGAAGTCGATCCGCTCGCTCTGGGTTCGTGCGCTCTGGCGCCGGGTGATTGTCGAGCCACGCTCCCGCAAGGTCATCTCGATCGAGCACATCTTCCGCGCAGCCCCGACGGACGACGCCTCGCCCGCCCTCGAAGACCCGCCGCCGCTCCTCGTGCCTGACGACGAAGACGGCCGCTCT